TGCCTTTCTTTTTCTTTGTTGAGTTTGCCATTTTGCTGATAGCCAAGGCGGTTTCCCTGAGGTTTTAACCTCTGGTACTAATGCTCTAGCCTGTTTGAGTGCTTCTGGTATATAGCCAGGAATAACCATCTTATCTTGGGGTATGATAATTCCTACGACTCTTACACCGTTACGCTCTATTACTTCTGGGGCAGGGTCAATAAGTTGTGTAACTCCACTAACCCCACCGAACAGGTCAAACTGACCCGCTTGAATCGGTTGATTCTTGTTGGATTTCCTTGTTGAGGGACTCTCTGAATAACCAGACTTGTTCATCAAACTCCCTTCTCGCATTGTTTAAAAATGCCAACTTGGTCAAGTCAGGGTCGTATATTTCCTTTAGATAACTAAACTCTACTTTATAGGGTTTCAGATTTAATATCTTGGAAATCAACCTTACTAATGTTGGATTTTTTATGGTCATGCTTTTGCTCCCTTCTCCATTTCCAGTATGGGATTCCATTCTCCACCTCGAAGCGGTCTAACCAATCTTTTTGATAGTTACGGTGCTTCTCTATCTTTTCTTCCGTGTTATAACGAGTATCTCGTCTACGGTCATCGTATTTATTTTTATTTAGTAGGTAATGAGCATACTGCCTACTGACCACCCTGCCGTCATCTAACTCGACTTCATATTTTCTTCCATCAATTTTTGGCATAGGTCTTTCTCTCGTTTAATCTTTGTACTATTATAACATTAAGTTTCTTGTTTTTCCATATATTTACTTAAGTCAGTTACAATTTCTGGCTTAACATTAAACATTTTCTCGTAACGATTTTGGCAGTCGGTACACATAAGATACCAGCCTACTTGAGCGTCATACCACCCCCAACCTTTTGGGAAGTCGTCGTAAGCCGCTGTTTCCTTTTCACAGATATGACAATAAGGGAATACTATGCGTTTAGTTAAGCTTTCGAATACACGATTGTAAACGTCATATTCTATTCTAAACATATTCCTTATCCGTAACATATACTCGACAGGAAGCTCCTCTATAGTCTCAGCAGTCCGTTTAAGGTCTGGTGGAAAGGACAACCCAAGTAGTTGCATACCTCTAATCGTTCGTTGTTGTTCGTCTGAGTAGCTCACGCTTCAGAACCTCTATGTTGTGTTCCGTTCTATTAAGAGTATTGAATGGCAATATCATCTCGTCTCGCCTAGGGTCTATTAAAGTACCTAGGTAGTCGATTGTGTTGAGGATATGTTCATCATCCATCTCATTGATAGGAACACTGTTCTCGTATCGAGTTCGCCAGAGAGACTCGAACAAGACGCTACCGCTTGGGGTATCGTATTTCATACACACTCCTTCCGTTCTATGTTTACTAACTCAGTGTATCATAACTATTTATTTTTGTCAAGACTTGACAAGGGCGATATTGCTACCGCCCTCATTGCACACCATATACTGCGTAGTCAACGACAGACTACTTGCCCCTCGACAGGACTGCTAAATATGCCACTCCGCCTCTCCCATGTGCTAAGTCTTGTAACCTACCTATGCACTAGACATAGGTAAGTCCGTTTCTGTTGTCGTGTCTGTATCTGCGAGTAGTTCTCGTAAGATGTCGTCTGCTTCGTCTGGTGTATCTGGGTATTCGTCCTCATAGATACTCATACGAGGCATAGGCATTTCAGGCATAACCACTGGTTGTACCATATCTCGTGAGATATTCCAAACTGCCCCTGGCTCTAAGTCAGGCACTTCTACTGAAGGGTCTACTGCATAGTGCATTACTACACCTGTACCGAATGGGTTAGGAGACATTGCTGTTTCTTCCATCATTCCCCAGTCAGAGCTTGATACACGACCTCTTGCATATTGAGAATAATCAATTAAGCCCCTTGCCGTTAGGTTGTTTGTATTTATATTAGCCATGTGTTCGTACATCTGAGCCTGTGCTTCGTTCGCACTTCTGCGTTCTACTTCCACAGATTCTCGTTCAGCACGAATAGCTTGTTCGTCAATACCACGCTCTTGTAATGAACCTAGACGTTCACTAAAGGTAATATACCTTGTAACGTACTCTGGTTGTAGCCAATCACGAACAGGCATATCAGAGGGGTAGGACATATCTAATCGGTTAAGAGCGATACTTCCTGTAACTTCTGTGCCATTGCTCTCTGTAAACGTAAACTGCATAGGGTTCATAGTATGACCAGCTGTGATACTATTCTGAGATATTTCTCGGATATGACCGATAAAAGTCTCTGCAATTTCCGATTTAATACGGTCTACTCGCTCTTTTTGTGCAATAGCTTCTGTATTATCATCAACTTTTAGATAAACTTTGTATTTATCTTGATTAATAATTTGTTCAGCCTCTAAACTACCGTTTTCAAGTGAATAAATGGTGTTTTTGAATGGTGATTTCTTAAGTATAAACTTAATTTCTTTCATAATAAACCGTTCATCTATTCTACTATTAGCACTAAAGCTAAATATGAATACTTTATTAGGTTCATCATCGTTCTTAATAAGTCTATCAACTGCCATTTCAGCCATATTGTGCCATACTGCATTACTTTTAATGTTACTAGGGACTTTATTCCTTAGTGAACGTAAGTCATTATGGAATAGAACCTTATTTTTAGATTCTAAGATATGGTCTGCATAGATTGAGCTTGGTCTAAAGAATACATTACCCTTTTTGTTCACAAACGCAATCACATTTTTTGTTTTACTGTTGTAGATACCCTTAAGTTCTGACCTAGAACTCCAACGCTCCCCCATACAGAATGTGAACTTGGCAAATTGCCTTGAAAACTCTAGTTCATCATCATTAATGATTTTCCGAAGGGCAGAGTAACCCTTTTTATAACTATCGGAGTTCATTTTGTACTCTGATATCCCTTGCATTACTACCCGACTGACTATAATCAGCTAGGCGAATAGGGGATATTTCCTCTATAGTAACCTTGTCGTAGAACTTGTGCATAAGACGTTCTAACATCTCTACTGCACGTTCTCCTTCTCTACCAAACGCTAATTTGATAGGCTTACTATAGATTGTAGCGTAGTCCCCCTGCTTGACATCTACTAACACATAAGCTGAACCGTCCTTGTTCATCATCGAATACTTATCACGGTGATGTAAGAACTTATCCCTCTCATAGTTATGTGCGAAACGCTCGGTTGGTCGTTGCTGATAAGCGATATAGAACTCTAGACCAAGTGGATTTTCTCCATCTCTGCCGTCATGTATGTTCCCACCGTCTTCACCAGTAAGACTATTCAACCTAGCTATAATACCTCTAAAGAGGATTGAGTGCATTTCACTGTCTTGCATATTACTCCTTTATATTAAACTGCCTTAGGGTTATGAGCCATTGCATTGATTGGTAACAGGCTACGTTCCTCATTGGTTACAACAATACCGTCATTTTCAAGGATAGGTTGTTGAGTTACTAGAATGAGTGAAGCCTTTTCAAACTTCTCAGCCATTTTAGCCATGAGTAGCTTGTAAGCATTGAGCTGATACCAATATTCACAGAGGTCGTCATACGCTTCATTACTTGCTACCTCGTAGACCAGAGTATTTATACGAGCTTCCTCTACCTCAGCCTCAGACGCTTCTGCTATACAAATCATAGCCGCTTCTGAGTAATCACCCTTGGCTTCAAGCATAATATCATGCTCAATCTGTGTATCTGTTCCTGCTCTAGGTGCAAAGTTCCCCTTGTTAATGAGTGTCATAGCGTCCTCACCGACCCAAGTACCGTAACCGTTGTAGTCCTCAAACTCCATCTGTTCGTCTAGTAGTCGTTGTTCTTCGTCTTCCTCATTGTCCCAAGCAGGACGGTGGAAGCCAGTATTAGCCCCATAATTACGACCTTGGTAGCCGTAGTATTCACTTCCTGAGTTCCAGTTTTGACCAGAACTCGTGTAGTAGGGAATATAGAGGTATCGTTTTGTCAGTTCCCCAGTGTCATAGTCGAAACTATATAGTTGGTTAATGTCGATATCTTTACCCTCTCCTTGACTACTAAGAGTAAGTGAGTGCTTAGTTTTCTTCATCTTGAGTGGGTTGCCACTGTTACGTCCGAAGAATAGTGTTGTTGGTTTACCGTCTTTATTACGTTTAATCATAATAAAAGCGATAGACCCTTTTGCTGTTAGTTCTTCAACTTGACCCTCTAGAACTCGTGCAATATCGTAAACTAGAGCTTCACTGTCGTTAAACCGTCCGTCCTTTTGTTTAGATACATAATTGATACCGAGTGCTAGGTGTTCTTTCTCTAAAAGGTTCTCATTACTTAGTACACCATTATGAACTCCAATATAGTTGTTCTTAAAGTTGTCCTTAGTGCTGAATGGGTGGCAAGCGTTTGGTACGTCTGCCGTACTTGTAGCAAAGCGGTGGTGGAATAAAATCTCGTGGTTATTCCCTTTAGAACGCTTCAACAAGTTTTTGATTCGTGTCTCTTTAACATTGTGTGTAAGCTGATTGTTCTCTGGTAGGTAGAAGCCGAAAGATGTAGTGCCACGACTACGTTGTGCTTCAAACCGTTTAAGAACAGTCTTAGTTACGTCTTTGTTATTGAAACTTTTGCTGTATACAATTCCGCAAATAATCTTGCTCCTTTCTTATTAACAACTAACCGAGGCGGCTAGTCGCATACTTAATACGTTTCTATTAACGAATTCTTCTTCTGTACCCACTTTAGATATGCCACGAATGTAAGCAATCTGTTCTTCTCTAGTAGGTGAGTTCTCGAAGTATCCGTATTCACGGTGTTCACGCCATCGTTCTTGTTCGTGAGAAGATAGTGGTTGTGCTATACGATATTCGTAGTCTCGTTTAGCGTCTTGGTATAACGCTTTAGCACGAATGAGCTTTTTACCAAACTCTTTACTTCGAGTCTGTACTGATAAGTCAATCTCACGAGTTTTCATGAATGACTTAAGTGTTACACCCTTACCAACAACCATTTTAAGCTGTTTCTTGATGATACGAACTTGGTCTGGTGTTGATGTAAACCCTTTAATACCTTCTCGGTCATAGAATACGAACTCTTTACCGATGTTAGTAACCTTTTTGCTTGGGTCTTTGTAGTATTCTAGTGTACGAGCAATCGTTTCTAGGTATTCAAATATAGCGTCGGGGCGTTGGTAACACGTTTCAAACAACCTGTATTCTAAACAACGACCATCTACAATGTGGATAGCACTGTATTTATCAAAGTCAATCTTAGGGTGTCGGTAGTTCAATGCCCTAGTGAAGTTACCACTAGTAGCTGCGATAAACAACGCTGGAAGTAACTTAGTTACCTCTGTACGGAAGTTAGTTAGCTTAGTGTCGTCAAGTGCGAAGTTTCGTACTGGATATACACCGTTACTCTCTGTCGGTAGAACTGCGATGTGCATACCAGCACCGTCAACGTCCATACCATTACCAACTGCTTCTGCTAACTTATTAAAGCTATTAACAATCTCTGGTAAGAAGTGTGCGTCCTTAGCGTGGATAGTAAATGTGTACTCACTGTCCACTGAACCGTCATTGTAAAACCTACCGTAGATGATAGATGCTTTAGCTTCTGGGCTAATCTGGTCTTCGATGTATCGTTGGCAGTATTCTACATTACCAAAGTCATCACCGTCTGATTCACGATATACTTCACCTGAACCCTCACACTCTGAACATTCGTGGTTTCCACCACCGTTACATTCATCACAAGTAACTTCTTCTGTTACGTCTGATGTGCTACCGTCTGGTCGAGTAAGTTCTACCTCATTGTAACCCTCACCATCGCAATCATCACAGGTGTTGTTTCCTTCACCATCACAATCGTTACAGGTTTGGTACTCACCCTCATCACTGTCGTAAGGGCGACGTAACTGTGCTTCAAGCTCCACTTTAATGTAACTAAAGCCAGCTGATTCAATCTCTTTAAGCGTTGTCTTTAAGCTCATCTTCCTTAATACTCCTCTGTATGTAAACATTAACTAATTCGCCGTCAATAGTAACTACTTCTCGTTCATAAGCATTACCCTCATAAGCGTCTGTACGCTTTAATTGGTCATCGCTTATCTCGTATACCTTGCCAGCAACCGTCTCACCAAACTCTTTAGTGATGTAATATATACCACTAGGATAAGTGTTTAGTCTATAATCATTTAACTGTTTAACTCTACCCTGTTTCTCCTCATTCCACAACCAGTCTTGTACCTCGTGGAGGTTCAGAGTACCGTATGAAAAGATTTTAGGCATTATGCTCCTTGTATTCTTTAATTTCCTTTGCTAGTTGTTCAGGTGTGTACAAACCATTGGCGATATCAGCGATAAGCCCCAATAGTTCTGTAGTCTCGACGTGGTCTGAACCAAGCCACGCCTCTACGTCTTTATATTCAATCATTATTCATTACCAAACTTTCTAATTAGTTTCCTTTCGTTCCCTTTTAGTAGGTATAATCTACCCCATTTATGATAGTTTCTGAGCATTAAAAAGCCCTCTACATAAGTATTTATATTTTTAGGGCTAACACCACGAGTTATTGAACCATAATTATGTGCAATTATCTGTATAACCATGCTATTCCCTCTTTAAACCTAATAAATATACACCTATTATGATGATTACCACTATAATAGTTACTGTATTACTCATTACAGGCTATAAAACTTACATTTACCGTTTTCTACTACTACTTTTTTACTATCTTGAGGTAGTCCTTGCCATTCTGAAAGACTTACTTCTACCATTATTCTCCTTTACGACAGGTTATCTTGATATTGTTAGGTCATAAGACCAGTGTTACTCACGAGTTAAGCCATACAATAGTGGGCGTGTCGAACACCCATTACGCTCCAACGCCTATTGTACACCACTAGCTATCGTGGACTCACGAGTAACACCAGTCTAACGACGACTGGTTGCGGTACTTCGACAGTACCTTGAACCCCACATTACTGAGGTTATGCAAACATTGGTGCTATGTCTAGGTACTGCCCCTAGCGAGTATAAATACAACAGATTTACAGTCTGTCCTGCCTCTTTAACAGATTACCATAGCAAGTACCCCCTAAGGGGTAGGTTCGTTAGACTTTGATGAACCAGTTACCCTTTTCATCAGCACCAACCATTGCCTTAGGGTTACGGACTAGCCAACCGAATAACTGTCGAGTACTCTCGAAGGTCATTTTGCTTTCGCTTGTCTTTGATACTACGTCCACTGTGATTTTGTTCTTAGCCATTGAATTATCCTTTCTATGACATTGATATGATTACCCCTTATGAGGTAAGCGTAACCTATAGCAGGGGGTCTATAGGCTACGCCCACCTTATAAAGATGAGCTTGATAAGTCTCTCAGTTCTTACCAGAGATGATTAGTCGCATTACTTCACGCCCTAACCATTCTTTAGTTCTCTTGCGTCTTGTTTCTATAAACCCGCCCAAGTTCCATACTGGTATCTGGTGCGAGTACCCACTACGCCTAGTCATCACGAATATTTTAGTCATTGCACAATGCTCCTTCTATACAACCTGATACTGGTTTACCACCGAAGTCCTCACCAGTGTAGCTACCGTCCTCGTACATCTGTATGTGAAAATACTCCCCATAAAGTGTATCTAAAACATTAGCCCTTTCATATTCTTGCCCTGCGATAAAACATCCCACCATAAGTACGAGTACTAAGAGTACCTCTATGACTTTCTTATACACAGAATACCCTTTCTACTCTATCAATAGCTTTAGTATCTTTTGACACCTCTACATCTAACAGTTTCATACCACTGTCCTGATACCTACTGACTACTGAGACCTCTCCACCATTACGGTTGATGAGTGCCTTGAACTGTTTAAAACTACCTGCTTTGATTTCTATACAATGCATACCCTGTAACTCCATTTGTTTATAGTTTATTCTTTTCACCATGAGTACCCTCTATGCTCGTTCGTACTGGTCTGTAGAATCCCACCAGTTAGCACCTAGTTCTCGCTCTAATTTAGCGTGGATTTTCTCTATTGACATATCGTTTACCCCTTGTTTAGTTATATCAGTACACATCCCACCCCTTGGTGCTATGAGTACAATCTATAGCTAAAACAGATATAAAAGGGGTGCTAGAAGTGTGTTATGACTAACACCCCTGATTTATCTTAGATGAGACCCCTAGCCTATGCCATGCCTAGGTAGGGTATTATCTGGTATATAGAGTACCCACTAGGGATAAACTACAGTGAACCAAGTCTATTTGTTAAAGTACATCTAATAATCATATTCGTCTATGCGTACCTAATGCATAGTGTCCGTGTGTCAAGGGTTATCTAAGCGTACTTTCTAGTGATTACTCTGTGTAAGGTCGTCTTTAGTAAACATAAGCATGGCTTACGAATACTTTAGACACACTGAATAATATTCTCTCCAGATTGTCCGTGGATAGCGTACCCCTTAAGGCGTAACTACTACTAATGATATATATAAGTCCAATCGAATGAGTGCCACCCCGTAAGGTTAATTTACGCACCGAGTAAGATTATAGTATATATGATGATTATGTAAGATATATATTAAGGCTATTCGCTTAGTGCGTACCCCTTAGGGTAAAGTCTTTTATCAATCTTTTCTTTTACCGTTCGTCAATCTCTTGACTGTCTTAAGTATATCAAACTTGCGTTCGCTTGTCAATACCTTTTTTAATTATTCAGAGTGTTTTAATAGTAACTACTCTATATTAATAACTAAAGCGTGTATAGCTTGCGTTCGTCTGTTTGATTGTTAAGGTGTCGTCTTATTGACTGTCTCTATAATAGCATGGCATTTAGTAGTTGCATAGTCTTGTAATTGTATATTTTTGATGGTCTAATATGTGTTCAAACTGTTAGCTATTGACAGGCGGGCGGGCTGATATCATAACATGTATTTAGCAATAACCATATGCTTGACTATATGTCTAATATATGTAGTAAGAGTAATACATAGTAGAGACTATACTTGACTATAAGCATAACAGATGTGATAGTATGATATTATACAATAATATTGACATAAAAGAAAAGAGGGCGGGATTGATATCCGTCCCCTTTATGGCAATAATACTATATACTATCTAAGACAGTATAGCAATAAGAGTTTGATATGGTTGACTAGCTATAATAATATTAGCTAATATGGCTATAACCCCTATAATGATATACCCCATATAGTTGCGTTTAGTGCTAACTTGTGGTGTAGTTCGATATTTGTAACGTGTGGTGTATTGTTGCATAGTAGTTATTTACTGTCTTTTCTTGTGTTTACGTGTTTATATGTGGTGATATGTATATAAGTGCAACGAGTACCCTCTATAGTTCGTCGTCTGCTACCAGTACGCCATCTATAAGGCTATAACCGTCTTTTATTATGCAATTATAACGCCATAAGTCAATAGCCTGTTGATATCTGTAATCAGCTTTAAACTTTTCTAACTGTGTCATATATAACCCCTTATAATCTTATGCGATACCGTCCGTATCACTGTCTATAGTATATCAACGCATGACGCTTGTGTATAGTCTTGTAATAAAGATTATTAATGTCATAGTATACGCCCCTATCTATAGGCTATAGTGCTTTACATATAGATTATATATGATGTGATATGTATTGTATGGTGTATTTGACATACACATATAACATTGTATAGTATGTATTATTATAGCCCTTGACATATAGGGTATACATTGTATTATTATTTATTTTATTTTTTTTATATTATTTAATATTATTGACTGTATGGCAAGTATAGGGTAGGGGGGTGGACACGCTTTTTTATAGTCAGGGTTTACGGGGACAGGGTGATAAATACTATGTCCGTTTGCTTTTATGTATATGATGGGGAGTATATTTATATTGGGGGGATAATAACTAATATGGGGGGTATAAGCCCAACTAAATGGCGGAACTTAGGCGTAATTCGCCAAGGAGCGAAGTGACTAAGTACTTAAAGGGGATAAAAATAATATAAAAAAAATTCGATATATAAATATATAGAGCGAAACGAGCTGGGCGAGTGGAGGCTAGATATTGCTTCGCATTACCTGCACATAATGGAACTTATGTAAGTTAATAACTAGAACTCCGTATATATCTATTAAGATTAAACTACGTTTAATTGTATCACACTTTGAACTCAAAGTCAATACTAATATGCTATTGACATTTGGGGAGATGTATGCTAATATAGTAGTAATAGGAACGGTGGAGTTGTACACTCCATTTCTATTTTTAATGTAGGAGATTTAATGAGCAAACCAAGAATTATACTTTGGGACACAGAGGTGTCAGCCGCTATTGTAAAAGGATATGGAAATAAGTGGGACTTTAGGTATGTTAAAGAATTACAGCCACAATTTCTTATGTCTTATTCGTGGAAAGAGCTAGATGAAAAGAAAATTCATTTTGTTCATATGCACCAATTTAAGAATCAGAAAGAGTTTGTACAGTCATTGTCTGAATTACTCAATAGCGCAGACATAACAGTAGCACACAATGGAATAAACTTTGATGATAAAATGGCTAACACGTTCTTTATAAAAAATGGCGTAGACCGACCATCGCCATCGAAATCAGTTGATACACTGAGGGTAGCACGAAGAAAGTTTAAGTTTCCAAGCAATAGCTTAGGTGACTTGGGACAATACTTAGGGCTTGGGGAAAAAGTAGACGTAGGATACATGAAACTAGAAGACGCATTTATTGCGGGCGAAGCTAAAGCTATTAAAGAAATGAAGAAGTATAACGACCAAGATGTTAGGTTACTAGAAGCTATTTATAGGGTGTTCCTTCCTTACACAGATAACCATCCTAACATGGGTGTGTATATGCGAGAAGAAGGCGTTTGTCCTCACTGTGGTGGTAGTAGTCTCCAATCACGAGGTGAAAGCTATAGGGTTACGGGTAGCGTAAAACAATACTTCTGTAAAGACTGTAAGAGCTGGTCATATGACCGCATGGCAACTCCTGATACTAAACCAACATTAGTAGGTAAATAGTATGAGTGAAGTATTACAGTTTCCAAAGAAATATGAGCAAGAAGCTTTAGAAGGAATGGAACTAGTAGATTTAGTAGAATCAATGTCATACTATGAACGTATAGCATATAAGAATAAACTATTATCTGAAATGTCTGATAGAGAAACTTTAGTTCATTTAATAAACGAAGTAAATGAAGTGGAAGGACAAATAGATGGCTGATATACAAGAAACACTTAAAGAACGTGGTACACGCTACGGAGACTTTAAAAATCATGCAGATATCTCGCAAGAGATTCAGAATGCAGTGGCTAAAGGATTTATGTTACGAGGGGATGGAATTACATTAAATGATGTACCGTCATACCAACTTGAGGCACTCACAATGATTGCACACAAGATTGGTCGTATCGTAAATGGGGATTTAACATATGATGACAGTTGGCGAGATATCGCTGGCTACGCAACACTAGTAGTAAACGAATTGGAGAAATCAAATGCAACGCAAAACATTTAAGAAAATCGGAAACCATTTAGCATTTAATAGCACAAGTGCTGAACCTATCTTCCTTATTGTAAATGAAACTGGACTAGGATTTATGTACTTACTTGAGACGACACCATTTGGCAGTGTCCAATTTGTACACCGAGAAGCAGTTAACTTTGATGAAGATGAAACAGAAGTAACAACCGAGGAACCAGAAAATGTCGAACACAAAAGTACTACTCGTAAAGGGTAACGATTACTCCGCTTCTGAGTACGAAAAAGTAATAGAAGATGGTACAATATTACCAGAGGAGTTGTGGGCAGAATCATGGGAAGCACAAGTTCCTGTGTGGTTTGACAACAATCAATTCCAGTACCAAGCCTTCAAGTTTGGCGATGTAGACCCTGAATTCATTAAGATGGTTCAAGAGGAAATTAACTACAGAGACACAAACGAAGCAACTAATTTCTATATAATCTAAACAAGGAGAAAAGCCCCTATGAATGCAAATACAATTATCGACGACGACATGAGCCTAGAAGATAAGCTAGCCGCAATCGACTTAGCTATGGCGAACGCTCAGGCTGTCCACGCTAAAGCAAACCCAGGGGCAGTTCCCCTTGACCCAGCAGACGCATTAATGTGCGAAGGCTGTCAGTAGGTGGAGAAACCAAAGCTAGAGCGTAAAGAGAGTATCGGTCAGTATGGAGAAATAGTAAACGAACTAACTCCTGAATCTGAATTGATATGGAGCAATTACCTCAGAGCAAAACATTTTGCTACTATAGCATTAAAAGAGGTAATAATTAAAAAGCCTTCGGAGGAAAATTATGACAAAAAAGAAAAATGATGTTACACTAGTCGCAGAACCAGCAGGAGAAGACTTGTTCGTTATCTCTTATAAGGGATACGGATTCGCAACTCGAATCGGAGAGACATCTCTCAAAGACCTGTTGAAAATAGCAAAGAAAGCACTAGAGAAGCAGGAGAAAGAAAATGGCAGAGGACAAGAGGAAGGGAAAGAAGTACGGACTGAGGGAGAGGTCATCGAAGGTTAAGCAACCCAATCAGTGGACAGGAACACCTCAACAAGAGGAATTTCTTGTACGCTACATGGACCCAAAAAGTCCTACGTTCGCTAACCCATACGAGTCCGCCATGGAAGCAGGTTACTCAGAAAGCTATGCACGTATCATAGCTCAACCTAGCATTAACAGACAATGGATTCAAGAGGCACGGAATATTGTATCAATGCACCCAGAACATATCGTTCAAGGATTGCAACAATTTGCTCTTGACCCAACTAAAAAAGATGAAGTACGTCTGAGAGCACTTGAGTTACTCGGTAAATCTCAGGGTATATTCATCGAGAGGAAGCAAATATTACATGCCAACATTGATGAAGCACTTCGGGAATTCGACATCTAGACGAATAAACAAAATTGGTAAAAAGGCACAAAGTATGTATCCACATATTAAATGGTCTATACAATTACCAAGTCCTGAAATAGAAGAAACATATGGCAAAGGGTTTATAATTGCAGGTAAGTATGAAGATAATTTCAATGAATTCTTTATCTTATTTGAAGACCCACGCATAGATAACTGGATTCATATGATAGCAATATCATTAGACCCACAAGTAACGGAGGATTAGATGGAAGGTTTAGAAGAAGCACGACGCAGATATTTCTTTGAAAACTCGCAGAGTAGGAAACTACGAAGACGAATGGCAAAGAGGTTCGGTCAGATGAAACTTGGATGGCAAAACATTAAGGAGGATTTTCCTGCTTATAACAAGCCAAAAGATTTAGGGATTAATAAGTTTAAGCGTACACTAAAAGAAACAAGTTTAAGTACTAGCGATAAAAATAAAGCTGTGCTACAATACAAAGTGAAGGCTCATGAAGCCCTCGTTAATACCATTAAAACCAAGGAGGCTTAACATGGCAAAAGACCAAGCAACCCCAGAAACTGTAGCTGACGCTACTAAAGATGGCAAAGCACGAAACACTGACACTAGTGTTGAAGGCGTTACATTTGAAAGTCCAGTTCCAGTACAAGAAAACTTAGGTCCAGTATCTGAGGAAAAAGCGAAAGAAGTAAATGGCTATAAAGGTCACAAAAACATCGCTAGTAAAGTCAAAGAAGACCAAGAAGCTAAGGGTCGCAATCGTGACGACGAAACTTCTACAGGTGCAAAGTTCTTCTAAGAACCCATCTTGACTTTTGATTTATAGTATGCTATATTAAATTAGCACTCTACTAAAGCTCATGGACTACGTACTGCCGATTACGTATAGAGCCAGAATCATACAGGCAAATTAATACTAGGAAGCTCTCGCAAGGGGGCTTCTTTTTTATGTTGACATTATATATATACCTGTTATAATATTTGTATGAGCACACGCAAAAACCAGAAAATGATTTATGTCTCAGATGATAACCTAGAGTTTTATGAGAACATGAAGGACAAATCTGAATGGATTAATAAGAAACTAAAAGAAAAACGCCTAGAGGGCTATGTAGAAGATAAGTCTACTGAGTTCGAGAATAAGATTAAACGATTACACCAAATGGATATTGTAGAGGAACTTAATGGATAACGAAGTAGGCTTAACTGACGCACAAAACCAGAAGATTCTTGAAATCAGCAAGAGCTTCTATCGTTATGCTAAAGGTAATCTTTATATAAAAAGCAAAGACGCTGAGATTGTAAAGTTTGAACCCAACATTGCACAAAGAGCTTTGATTGAACGAGTAGTCTATTTACTTGAAAACAACCTACCTATACGTATTATCGTATTGAAAGCACGACAAATGGGATTGTCTACAGCTATTGAGGCTCTCATTTACTGGTACACAACAACACACAAGAATGTTACAGCGGCTATTATCGCACACGAAGACCCAGCTTCACGTAACTTGTATAATATGTTTAAGAGGTATTATGATAACAGCAATCCACTATTTAAGCCTAATCGTAAGTATGACACTCGGTCTGACCTTACTTTTGGACTTCAAGACAAAGATGGTAACGAAATCGGTCTTAACTCTGTTATCAAGACTGCTACAGCTAAGAATACAGGTGCTGGACGCTCGGACACGATTCAACTTGTCCATGGCTCGGAGGTTGCGTTCTGGGACAACGGTGAAGATTTGGTCGGTTCGTTAATGCAGACTGTTCCTTACAGGAAGAACACTATGATTTTCCTTGAGAGTACAGCTAACGGACGAGGTAACTTCTTTGCAAAGATGTGGGATAAGTCTGTTAAGGGCGACTCAGTATTTGAGACTTTCTTTTTTCCTTGGTGGATTCAAGAAGAATATGCATTTCCTGGTGAAAAGATAGAAGAATACACTATTGATGAACAAGATGTAGTAGACCTAATGCGTGAAGGTATTACGATTGGTAATGAAACATACATTGTACCAGAGAATATGATTGATGATAAGATTCGATTCCGCCGACACAAAGAACGAGAGTTCGTTGCAAGCCCAGAGCTTCTATACCAGGAATATCCATCTACACCACACGAAGCATTTATTGCTAGTGGTTCTACAGTATTCAACGTGAAAGCACTTGCTCACATGGAAAAACTTGTAAATGACGCACCTACATATTCAATCCACGATAATGATTCTCGTGAACCCTATGTTACAGAAGACAGACATGCTAAACTAAAGATATGGTATATGCCTGAGCAAGGGGAAGAATACGTTATCGGAGCCGATGTGGCAGAAGGTATCGAAGGTGGAGACTTCTCAGTAGCAGATGTCATACGTGTACGAGACATGAAGACCGTAGCTCGTTTGCGAACAGACCGACTAGACCCTGATGAGTTTGCCCATGTATTGGATAAACTTGGACGCCTTTACAATTACGCACTAATCGGACCAGAGATTAATAACCACGGTTTAGCAGTTGTTCAAAGATTGCGTGATTTGTTTTATAGTAACCTTTACAAAAGGGAGACAGGTTTAGATGAAGTATTTGAAACATCGACTACAAAATTTGGTTGGAAAACTACGACTATTACAAAGCCGCTTGCGATTGACTATCTCGCTGAAGCAATCAGAGAGGGACTTGTCAAAGATGAGGACATTGTATTTATCGAAGAAGCGTTCTCGTATGTTAGAGATGAGAAGGGCAGAACGAATGCGGAATCTGGTACACATGATGATACGGTTATGGCAAAAGCTATAGCCTTGCAATTATGGGACTGGTCTGCTAATAATAAGAAAGAATTAAAAGTTATAAAGCCTACTGGCGTTAAGAAGCATAAGGTGATAAGATAAGCATATGAATGAAGATAAAATAGCACCAGATTTGACCGAGGCTGATAAACAGCAACGTCGAGACGACACGGTTGAGGTTTACGAATCACAACTTGTTGAATTAGTAAACAAAGATTTTAAGAATGCACGAGATTATATTAAGAAGTTCAAACAGAATGTTTGGGACGACTGTTGGTCAGCATATAATAACATACGAACAAAACGAGGATATGACGGTGTTGCAGATGATTTTGTACCTGAGACCTTTACTATTGTTGAGTCGATTAAAGCTAACATCGCTGGTGGTAAACCTAAGTTCAACTTCGTTCCAATTAGGGAAGAACAGAACCAAGAAACAGAAGTAATCAATGACCTAGTAGATTTCTACTGGGACCAAAATAACATGACAGAAAAAGTCCAAGACTGGGTACAAGATATGCTTGTATACGGAAATGGTATTATGATGGTTTCATGGGAAGGCGACATGCCTCACATGACAAACATTCCTTTGCGTGACTTCTTCGTTGACCCTACTGCTACTCACATGAACCGCCCAGGAACTCCTGGCTATCCTAAGTATGCAGGTTATCGTTTCCTCACCACTGTAGGGGAACTAAAAAACCGTAAGATTGTTGACCCTAAGACGGGCGATATGAGCTTACTCTACCAACACCTAGATGACATTGGTGAACTTAATGAAGACGACCCAACAGACAAGACTGTTAAAGAAAAGCTACTCGGTAGTACACTTCCCGATAAAAAGGGACAAGTAGAAGTAATTGTTTATTACACACGCAAGAAAAAGATTGTTATTGCTAACCGTGAGACTCTAATCTACGATGGCGAAAATCCATACAAGCGAGACAAGAAGACTAAATCTGTTACTCGTATTATTGATATGGCTCCTATGACTACTGATATTGAGTTCCCAGAAATCAAGGGTTTTCTACCATTTGCAATTCTGCGAAATTATGTTGATACTAGTTTATTCTACGCTAAGGGTGATGTTGAAGTTATACTTCCACGACAAGAACGACTTAACGACATCTCTAGCCAGAAGACGGACAACCTGACTTACACAATGAATAACATGTGGCAGATTGACCCACAATACAAGCACTTGGCTGAACAGATTGAATCATTCCCTGGTGCAGTCTTCCCTCTACCTCAAGGTGCATTAACCGCAATCGAAAAACAATCTATTGGTGCAGACGCAGACAATGAGATGTATCGTATTAAAGAAGAAATGCGTCGAGCTACAGCAGCTGACGAAGTTATCCAAGGTGTATCACAAGACAAGGGACGTATTACTGCTACAGAGATTCAAGCTCAGATGAACCAAGCTTCACAGCGATTCTCTACTAAGCTTACGAACCTTGAAGACGAAGGTTACGCACAACTTGGACGTATTATCTTTAAGATGGTACAAATCTTTGTAGACCAAACTATGGCTGTTAAAGTCATCGGTGCTGACGATGGTATGAAGTGGCGAGACTTTGACCCTGAGGAATACTCTGGTCAATACGAACCTAAGGTACAACTTGATAGCACAACCAAAGCAGTTCGTGCCGAAGAAGGTCAGAAGTATGCTCTCATCCACCAGATGTTTGCACAATCGCCTTACGTTAACCAGTTCGAGTTTACAAAACTTTACCTTGAAGCTATGCTCGATATGAATGCAGATAAGTTGAAGAAATTAGTTGTTCAACCACAGGAAAACCCAGCTCCACCAATCGCTCCACCAGAAGCAGGCGGACAAGGCAGAAGTATTCAAAACCCAGGTGGTGTACCATCAGGTCCACTTCCAGTAAGCATGTAATTAATAGGAGACCAATACAATGGCAAAAGATAATCAGAACGCACATTTACAAGAACAAATCGTAGCACAATGGGTAGCATTCTCACGTACAGATGCATATAAAGACTGGATTCTCAGCATGGAAGAAACAATCGCCCTTATTCAGGATAATGTTGATAACATGACAGAATCTCGTCCTACTGCTATACCAGGAGTATTAACCAAGCAAGCTATTGATAGTGAGCGAGCTGCTCTAATCAATCAACGCAAAATGGGTATCAAGTATGCATTACAGTATCCACAGCTACGAATTGAAAGCTCTCAAGAATAATCTTCGAGAAAAGTGTTGACAGCACTAAACAATAGTGTTATAACTATAACTGTACTACTGTAAAAACGTAGTCACCCAAAACTAATCAAAACAATCAGGAGTATCCATGACGGAAACTACAACCCCTACTGAAGAAGTAGTAGATACACCTGTTGGCTCTGAGCAATCAGACTTACCAGCAGATAATACTAATGAACCAGCGGTTGACTCAGTTGAAGATACTGCGTCCGAGGAAACTACGGAACCAGGCTCGATAGACTCACCAACCAATGGAGAGGATGAGCAATCAAAGGTTGACGCAGACCTCAAACGATTCGCCAAAAGCCAAGGATTTGACCCAGACAATTTGTCAGATGGTGAAATTAAAGCTTTAGGTATTGCCCACAAGCAAGTAAAAGAGACTCGTAAGCAACTTGAAACACAAAATAAAGGTGCAGTTGAAAAAGCTGTAAGTGAGATTGATAAAGAATCTGACCTACCAGACCGTGAGTACTTTGAGTTTCGTTTGAAACAAAGAGACATGGTTGACAGCATTCGACAGTACTGGAATGAAAACCCAGATGACAAGGCATATGAAGCCGAAGCTATAGCTTTACTCCAATCGGAGAAAGAGCAATATGGTGACGACGCTATGTTACGTTTGGCGGGCAACATGCCACGTTTAGTTCGAGAAGCTAAGCATAACGCTGGTGCATTTGACCCAGAAGTTATTGCCGAAAAGGGACGCAAGGAAGAAAGAGAACGTCTGAACAAGTTACAATCAGGCTCAGCAGATGGTGCACACGCTTCAACGTCTGACACACCAGTAAAAGATGAGGTCACAGTAGACTGGATTAAAGCAGAATACGACCCTACAAATGCTGAACACCGAGCGAAACTTGATAAGTTTATGAATGGTGGCGGGAAAGTATATTAAGTATTTTCCACTAAGGAGTCCATCACATGGCAACTTTTCCAATGAACACTCCTGCCAACTCACCTGTCGTAATTGACGAAGTCTGGGCTAAAGAAATCCTAGAAAACCGACGTAATCGTCTGGTTATGGAACAATTAGTTAACCACGACTATGAGGGGCAGATTAAGAACCACGGTGACACCGTTCACATTATCTCACTACCTGACATGGTAGCACAGGACATCGTTCCTGGTACTGAGATGACAGTCACTCCACTTGTACCAACCGAACAACTCTTGGTCATTGACCAGTACAAGGGTGTACCAGCTGAAGTTCAAGACATGCTTATGAAGCAGTCTACATACGACCTTCGCCGTCCATACACTGAGAAAATCGGATTCGCACTAGCAGACGCTATTGACAAATACCTTATCGGTATTGCACTAGCAGGTGTGGCAGGTGGTAACACCTTGACTGCTGTTTCAGCATTGAACAAAGCAACTCTTGTAGCTGCTCACGCAAAGCTTGACGCATTGAACGTACCTACAGAAGGTCGCTCACTCATCATCAACGGATTCGGTAAAGCCGACCTTCGTCTAGACCAAGATATGACTTGGGCTGACCGTCAAGGTAATGGCGTATCAATCTCTGGTGCTGGTTACGCAGGAACTATCTATGATACTCCTGTATACGTAACAAACCAAGTTCCTAAGATTAATACAAACGTAAACTGGGGCTTCCTCCTACTTCACCGTGACGCACTTACGGCTGCTGTACAAATTGACCCAGAGGTTGAAACAGACCGACGTATTCTTTCTAAGAGCTGGATTGTTGCAGGCTCAACACTATTCGGTGGTAAGGTTATTCGACCAGACCACATTGTAGTGATTCCACGAACAGTCTAGTCCTAATAGGATAAGATAATATTGACCCTTGCTATTGCAGGGGTCTTTATTATGTGTTATAGTAACTTTAGCAATAATAATTACAAGGAGAAATTAACTTGGCTAACACACAACAAAGAGTTACCAACATTACAGGAAATGCACAATCTACTCCTGCTCTTAACGTGTCAGAATATCGCACTCTAGTTGTAGATGTTTCTGGTACTTTTGTAGCAACCGTACAAGTCCAGACCTCGATTAATGGTACAACATGGCGCAACGTAACAGGGTCTACATCAATTCTAAACTTGACTTCTGGTGCATATCTAGCAAGCGGTAACGTATCCGTGGCTGGTGTATATGCTATTGACATCTCATCTTTCCAATTCGTAAGATTAACTTCTACTGCTTTTACTTCTGGTACTATGGTACTCGAATATAACACAGTAACTACTGGTAACTTAAACCCAGCAGGCAACGCTAGTACAGTCGCTGGAACGGTTACTTCTAACCAAGGTACACTTGTTTCTGGTACAGCAATCAGCGTAGTTACAGCAGCTACCACTAACGCTTCTGTTCAGAAGTCTACGGCGGGTAACTTGTTTGAAATTACAGCTTCTAACCCTACAGCTACAGCAGCCTATCTAAAGGTTTATAACAAATCAACAGCTCCAACAGTAGGTACTGATGTGCCAGTTATGACACTTCCAGTCCCAGCAGGTGGTTTTATATCTTACGTTCCAGGTGGACAAGGTAAACGATTAGCTACTGGTATAGGTATCGCAGTTACAGCGGGTATGTTAGCTACTGATACAGCAGTCGCAGTTGCAGGTGTACAAATTCACGGAACATACATTTAGGAGTAATATATGGCAGCTACATTTGAATATAATGAAGATAACGGAGCACAAACAGGAGCACCAGCAAAAGGTACTGTTCGTAATACTGCTGTTACACAGGTTAACTGGAAATCAGTTGACGATGTAGCTACTGCTTATAGTGCAGCTCCTATCAACGCTGGCGAGAACAGCTTTTCTAAGTATCAATTTGGTAAGTTCACGGGAACATTTAACCAGATTAGTAATGGACTTTGGTCTCATACAGCAGGAGCATTACCTACTAACACGACTCTTTATGGAGCAGTTACTAGTACGTATGCTACGCCAGCTCAAACAGCAACAGCAGGTCTTTTAGACATAAGCTCAATCACGGCAATCACAGCAGGAACAGCAGTTAGTTTTTCTACCGTTGGTCCAGAAGGTGCTTCGCCTACATCAACGCTTAGTGCCGCAGGTTACACGCAGTATCTTGCAACACAAGCACGAACCACAGGTTCAGCGAGTCCAGGAGACAGCGGTAATATTACGCTTACACTCCGATACTCAGAAAACTAATAAGGAGAAGACAATACAATGTCTACAGTATCAAAACCACTAGACTTTCTCTGGACAGCTTACTTAGATAACGAAGTAGTTATCGAGCAACCAGAAGATGACCACTATAGCAAACATGATGAATCAGCAGAATGGAATCCATCTGCCTTTCGAGACGTTCTTGACAGAACTGATGAGGGTATTAAGGTGGAACTATTCGTGCTTGTCGGTGATGGCACAGTACATACAGTTGATTTAACTCGTGGTAGATTCACTATAGATGGAACAGAAATAGAACTAGGAGACGAATCTGACAGAGCGTCTGACCGCAAACTAATTTACTACAGAACTGTAGAAAAAGATTGGATTGACGGAGAAGAACAGGAAGCTCGTATTGTCGGTTATAGTTTCGGTTACGAATATACTGATAATAAGGATAGGGTTCAAAAGAAAGTAATCACACTAAATGGCTGAATATAGAAAGAACTTGGCAAATGCAATAGTAGGAACAATGACTGCTTCTACTACTGCTACCTCAATTCCACTTCAAGCGGGATATGGTACAACCATGCCAGCAGTTCCTTTCTTTATGACCTATACTCCTCCTAGTCAATTATCTACTATGGGCAACAGTGAAATTGTACTTGTTTCGGCGATTAGTGTTGATACGCTGACGGTTGTCCGTGCACAGAAAGGTACTACGGCTCGTTCAATCGGAACTGGTTGGATTTGTAGTGCCTCAATCCTACGTGAAACATCTCTCGCAGTAGGTGACATTATTCAAACGCTTAACAGTACACCTCAAAATGGTCGTGTATTTATGGCTGGACAAGTACTTAATAAATCAGATTTTCCACTACTTTATGACCATGTTTTAAATAACGCAGGATATGGTACAACTACATCAACTACTTTTACATTAAAAGATATGTCTGGCGTTACTACTGCTGGTAAAAAGACTACGGGAGCATTTAATCTTGCTCTTGGTGCAACAGTAGGTACGGAAACACACCAACTTACGGCAGCCCAAGTTCCAAACTCAACTGGTTCTATCGGTCTTCATGGTGGAGAGAATGGTAGCTTCTTTGCAAATACTTCTGGTATGGTAACTGCTCAGGGAACTACTGGTCAGTATAAAGCTCCCCCAGGTTCAACTGGTGGCGCAAACTCTGTATTATATGGAGTAAACTTTAACCTTGGATTTGGTGGGGGTTCTCACCCAATTTTACAACCTACTATGGTAATTAACTATGAGGTTATAGCGAGCTAACAGATTAATCTCAATACAATGAGATAAAAGGCAATACAATGGCAACTTATTTTACAAACTTTGATGAATACCCAGTAGGAGACATAATAACCAGCGGACAATCTGACTGGGCTATTAAGATTGCCAATGGTACTTCTGATTTTCGTATACTTGATGGTGGTGACGCTGACGGCAAGTTTCTTCGTGTTTTAGCCTCTACTACAAATGGTTCTCGTGTACTAGGTTATAATCCACTAAATGGAGTCTCTGATAATATTGAGACTCTTGTTAAGTTCTGGATATTCAAATCTGGTAGCGATGGCAGTATTGGTCGCTATGGTGCTTCATATATTCGCTATGGTGGTACTACAGAAGCAAGTACTATAGGTTATGCAATCAGCTTTGTGCCAGTGTCAAGTGTTAAATCTATTGTTATGTATGAAGACTCTACAGGAGTTGTTCAGTATACAAACATGGCATGGGGAATGTCTACAGATTACTTTATTCGTACTCGTTTATCAGGCACATCAAGACAAGTAAAAATATGGGCAGCTAGTGTAGCAGAGCCAGGCACATGGACATTTAGTAGTACAGCGACTCCTCCAACGATAGGAACAGTATACTCGGGTGTAGGTACGTATCAAGCAGACAGCTATCTATACGTTAAACAGTTCTCAGCAGGTACGGGTGGCGACACTGCTCCTATGTATGCTATAACAAATAAAACTCAAGTAGGTCAGTTTAGGGTCGTAGTCGGACCCCCTACATCAGCTCCCGCAAATGGATATAGTGGTGGTTACGGTGGTATAGCGGGTTATGGTCAGGGCTACGCAACAGCTTACTATCCTACAGCTACTGTTCAAGAGAAAGACCAGATTGGTCAATTCAGAGTACGAGTCACCTTAGATAAAAATCAAATAGGTAAATTCCGTGTAAAGAAAACATTTGACCAATTACAAGTAGGTCAGTTTAGGGTACGTCAGACCTACGATAAGGTACAACTCGGTCAATTTAGAGTTAAGAAAGTATTTGACAAAACTCAAACTGGTATATTCAGAGTTAAGAAAACTTTTGATATTACTCAAATAGGTAAATTCTGGATTAGAACTCTTAATACAAAAGACCAAATAGGTCAGTTCCGTATAGCAAGTGAACCTTTACGTTTACAAATAGGTAAGTTCAGAGTCAAAGTTACATTTGATAAGCCTCAAGTAGGTTCGTTCCTTGTTTCAACACCCATAGACCGACCTCAAGCTGGTAAGTTTAGAGTAAAAAGTACTACAGATATCACTCAAGTAGGTCAGTTTAGGGTTCGCACGACCCCTGACAAGCTACAAGTAGGTGTATTCCGAATTCGTGTTACTAATACAAAAGATATTACAGGTCAATTCCGTATATCTGTTAAGTACGATAAAGCACAAGCTGGTAAGTTTCGTGTTCTTAATACTTATGACAAATTACAAACAGGTATATTTAGGGTTAAACTACAGAGTGATAGACTACAACTTGGTCGTTTTAGAGTAAGAACAACCACAAATATCACTCAAGTAGGACTTTTCCGAGTACAAAAGACTAATAATAAACCTCAAGTGGGTTCATTCCGAATAGAATATTTAGGAGTCAAGCCTCAGGTTGGTAAGTTCCGTATATATGATAAAAATACTATACCAGAAGTATTTATACCTAATGATAGGTACATTAATAGTAATGGTACTTATGGTTCTATTAAGTCATCTTCACCAGATAGCGGCAATCTTAATGAAGGTTCTAGCCCAGAAACTGGAACAATAAAAGTTAGCACAGTAGATAGCGGAATATTCATTATTGGAAATGACGACTTTGGTATTATAAAAAGTAATAATGATTATGTAATTCTACTATTTGAAGATAACTTTATATGGTTATCAGAAGATAATAAGGAAATTATAGTGGGAGAATTCACTAAAGATGATATAATAAATATGATATCAACAGAAGGAAGATTCATCGCAGGAAGAATAGAAAATGGCGACATACAAGAAGCTCTCTGAGTATGAAATTAACGTAGCACCGAACAGCGGAGATTTAATACCTACGCTTGTTTCTAATGGTGACGGAACATATCAGAACACACTTATTCAATATTCCTCTTTAAAGGGAGTTGCTGGTACTAACGGTACAAATGGACAAGGTGTCTCTACTGGCGGTAGTATAGGACAGGTATTAAAAAAGAATAGTGCAACAAACTATGATACATCATGGGGAGCATTAGATAAGGCAGCTGTAGGTTTAGGTAATGCAGATAATACTTCTGACGTTAACAAGCCTGTATCGACAGCAGTAACAGCAGCTATCGTAGCAGCAGTTGCAAGTGCTGTAGCTCAAGCAAAGCAAGAAGCTTATCCAGTAGGCTCAATGTACTTTAATGCAGATGTAGCAACTAACCCAGCTACGTTACTTGGTTTCGGTACTTGGGTAGCATACGCCGAGGGACGAGTTCCTGTAGGTAAGGCTGTGTCAGGTACGTTCTCTACAGCAGGTTCAACTGGTGGAGCTGAAACCCATACACTAAGCCAAGCTGAAATGCCCTGGCACACCCACGGTCAGTACGTCACCGCTAACTCTGGTCCTGCAGTTCGTAAAGACTATGTTGCCGATGCTGCGTCTGGTGCTTATGACCAAGGTCAACAAACACAACCAGCTGGTGGTGGTGGAGCACACAACAACCTGCAACCATACGTTACAGTTTATATATGGAGGAGAACAACATAATGAAAAAAGAATACATGCCAAAAAATTTGGCTATGCACCAAAAGGGCTACGATATCATGGACAAAGAAGCAAGAGACTTGTTCCATGGTCTCATTGTTATTAAAGAAGAAGTTAAAGAAGATAAAATAATAAATCACCCTCAATATGGTGATATTATAGTCACAATAGGTAACTATCTTCTAACTAGTCGAAAAGGAGAGAAAATAGGCATAACTCCTACTGACTTTGAGGCTCAATACAAAGAGCTTAACGTAGAGACAGACCCTATTGACTAAAGTAAAATAAGAGGATATAGTATACATATGAGTTACACATTAGCAGGAATTAGAAATAGGATATTAGTTGACAAACTTGATGACGAAGATTTCGACACACAAGTACTTGACAACTTTATTAATGACGCACAGCGAGATATCTTTAGTGAATTTGAACTGCCTTTTACGGAAAAGATTTTTACAGGTAATCTTCCACAGGGTGCATATATGTTTCAGTTCCCAGACGATGTTTCACATCTACAATCAATAGTTATCACAAGTCCTAGCGGTCAAGCGGTAGACATTAAAAATAAGTTCATGGACTTCCAGACATTCAATGGTCGTTTTCCAAGCCCAGTATCTACAGATGTAGGTTCAGTTATTAACTGGACATTATACGGAGGCAAACTTATTACATCTCGTCCTATTGACCTCGAATACAATATGACAATTTATTACAATAAAGTTCCAAAGACACTATTACAGGATAGCGATATCCCAGAAGTGCCAGCAGAATATGAAGAAGCACTCATCTTAGGTGCTTTCTATCGTGTACAATACCGTGAAGGTGATTCAGATGAAGGTCTACTTACTAAAAGCGAGTTCCGTGCAAAAATAGAACAAATGGCAAACCGATATGGCTTTAGAATAGGCGGAGGTCCGATAAGGATGAAGAACCGTCAAGTAGGCAGGTAGCCATGGCTAGTCGATTTAGTAAGGTACAGATTCCTAAAGTATCTGGTAATAGTACATCTGGTGATGTTATTACAAGGCTTGCTGGTCTTGATATGGTTAGTCCAGTTGATGAAATGCAACCAGGACGTACCCCTGAGGCACATGACTTTCGTTTATATGCACAAACATTAGGCGGTCGTGAAGTAGCAGTTTCTACGCGCAAAGGCTCAGGACAGTATGTTACTCCATTGTCAGAAGCCCTCAACGTGTCTAATACGTCCGCTACGGGCGCTAGTGACGTTAATGTGGGTATTGAGACGTTTATTCAGCTACAACCGTTTACAGCGGCTTCTACGGGGCGTTTAACGGCTATTGACTTACAGACAGCTACTAATACATCCAACTCTGCATTACGTATAGACATTTATAATGATGACGGCAATAAGCCCTCAACACGAATTACACGTTCCTCTATTTCAGACTTAGGGACTAGTTTTGCATGGCTTAAGGCTCGATTTCTCAATTCACCACTATTGACAATCGGTAACAAATATTGGATGGTAATATATCTTCAAGATGATGGTACTGGTTTAGCTAAATTAAAGACAAGTACAGTAGGCACTATGGCTTACGCTGGTAACTCTGGTATTTTAGGTGCAAGTATTCAGACATACGGTATCCTACATAGAGTATACACAGCCCCCGAAGCAAAACCATTAGGTGCTTATCGTTTTAATAGAGATGATACAGTGAACAGAACAGTAGCGGCTTATGGTACTACAATGTATATGGTTGACGAATCTACTAAAAATCTTAGTCCACTACTTACTGGACTCTCTGCTAGTGCTAGTAACTATTCATTTACAAATGGTGATGGTAAAGTTTTCTGGGTAAATGGATACGACCAACTCACAGCATGGGACGGAACGCTTGAGACATCAGCTCTCAATTTAGTTACTAACCCTAGCTTTGCAGTAAATACGACTAGCTGGTCAGCAATCAGTGGTTCAAGTATCGCCCGTGTTACATCAGACTTTCAATCTACTCCTGCTTCATTACAAGTTACAGCAGCTTCAGGTATTCGTGGTGCAGTTCTCTTGATAGGCATGGAAACTAATAGACGATACAAAATTAGTTACTATGTTAAAGGTTCAACTGCTACTGGTAACACATTTCTTACACTTAATAACGGTACTACGGCATTGGTAGGTACTACAAACCCTGTTACAACAGCATGGGTAAAGCGTGAGTTCTATTACACTCCTGGTGTAGACGTAACCTCACTTGAGTTTAAAGCCGCTAGTGATAATGTATTCATTGATGACGTTACAGTTCAAAACACAGGTATTGAATACATTATTGATACAGAACTTCCTATCCTTAAAGAGATTTGTTTCCACAAAGACCGTATGTTTGGTGTATCAGCAGCTGACGCTAACCGTATGGTATTCTCAGAGAATCCAGGAAATCCATCAAATTCACCAATACGTCAGCAATGGTACTATCAATGGCTTTCAGTATCGTTTATTTATGTTCCTCGTCCTAAGAATGGCTCACCAATCACAGCATTGATTCCATTCCAAGACAATCTAATCATCTTGACACAAGACATGAAATATGTTCTAAGTGGTTCTGACCGAGGGAATTACTTCCTCCGTGAATCAACTGGTAATGAAGGTGCTCTATCACGCAGGGGCGTAATCTCTGACCCTAACTACATCTACTTTGTAGCACATGATGGTATCTACCGATTTAATGGTGCAAAAGATGAAAAACTATCAGGATTAATTCAACCACTATTCGACAACTGTCCATTAAAGCATGAAATTACTTTAAACTTATGGAAAAGTCAAGTTCGTGCATACATGGCTTCTGAGTTTGCAAGCACACACGATATAACAGCTATCTTTAGTAATGACTATAGTGAATGGATGTTAGACACAGATACTTATGTATCACGAGCGTTGTTCTACTCAGACTCTGATGACCAGATGGAACTAGTAGAGTTTAGCTCACAAGTGGCAAGCCTCTATTACGCAGAAACCGATTTTAACTCTCTCGGTGCTCCGATTGACTTTGACTACAGATTGAAGTATGATTCAAGAGGATTGCCTGGACAACGTAAGAAGTTCAAACGATACTTCCCATTAGTCCAAGCAGTAGGTAAATCATTCCCAATTACTTTCGGTAGCGATAAGGATTTCGAGGGTGCACCTAGAGAAAAAGAACAGCAACTTAACGTAGGTGGAGCAAAAATTGGCGAGTTCTTCATTGACGATGGAACCATCATTACTGGTGCTACAGCGTTTAAGCCGAAGAAAACAGCTATCTCAGGATACTCTCGCTACATGCAATTCCAGGTACGCAGGGACGCTGTAAACAATCAAGTTGCATTCATGGGAGTGCAGTTCACATATAAAGCAAAGAAACTATAGGAGAATAATATGATAATTAACATTACCCCTATTGCACCAGGAGACGCTGCCTCACCAAACCTTTGGAACAGTAGGTATGCAGCTATTACGGAAGTCGTCAATGGAAACATTGATTCTGATAACCTTAAAAATGGTTCAGTAACAAGAGAAAAAATTGCAACAGGAGCTATTAGCTCTGATAAAATTGCAGTAGACCGTTACGTAGACGCTAATGGATGGACAGTAAATGACTTAGGCACAACTAAGACTTATAGTTATACAGTAGCAATCAATGGCGTAAGTATTATAAATGGTGCTCGTAAAGACAACCTTCCAGTTGTTCAGCCACCAGTGGGGCGTACACGAGACAATCTTGTATTTACATGTTCGTGGTATGGTGGTTATGCGGGACACGCAGTCCCTGGTATAGAAGCTGGTGCAGGAACAAGCATTGCTCCTATGTTAGGAAACCAATATGTTGCCTCAGGACTAGGTAATAGTCTTACATTTAATGGTGTAATCTACGTTCAGGCTACGGAGAAGATTTAATGATTTCGGTCATGCGAGCTACTCCTGGTATGTCCCCAGCTGATTTAGCTACGGTTATTAATAGTATCGCTGACCAACTTGAATCAGAGAATCGTACTAAAGTAGTACGTGATGAGTCGGGAGTAGACCGTGTTCTGATTGGTCGTGCTCCGAAAGGTAACTATGTAGTGGCTATTACAGTCCCTACAAAAAACGTCATTCAAGAATTGGATAAGTAATGGCTATCAATCCAGATAACTTCATCTTTCATTCAGACTTCTGGTATCCTGTAGGGTACTATTCTGGTACTAAGGAATATATCAACGTTGATATTCCTGCCAATTTTACAATGTCTGATAAGTATACCGACGGAGATTACTATAGTATATTCCTAGAATATCCTGGTCAGTCTACTATTGGTGAAAGATTTTTATCTGATACGATTATAAATTACACTGTTGGTAATGAACTCAGGGTATTTAAAGGTGCTCAATCTGCTGGCTCTAAGTTTACAGGCAACTTGCACTGGCGGATTTACCCTAAAAACCGAGTATTCAACTTTATATCACAAGGTACTTTAGAGCAAACCTCAAAAAGTCTTGATGGTTTTGTAATAGCACCAGGAGGAGTAAACTCTTGGGAAATAACTATTCCATCTGGCTTAATGGGTAAGTATATATTACGTGGTACATGGCAAATTGAAGGTCAAAGTGCAAATATTATTGCTGGTAACTCAAGTAATGGAAGCTTTTCGCCGTTTTATGATTATGCTAACAATTTAGTACGAGGATATATTACGACTTATCCAGGAGTATTAGCTGCTGGAACTAAGATATTTTATAAAATACAATTAATTTCTCTTACTCAAGACAGTCCTTATATTTTTAACTCAGATAAATATTCTTTTGCTTTACCTAGCAATTTAGACATAGACCTTACAGACTCTGCTACTATAGGTGCAAATACAACAAGAACTGTTAATGGTGCATGGATTGACATTCCTGGTAATAAAATTGCTTATGACTCGGTAGTAAAATGGAGTGGTCAAACAAACACAAGTAATCAACATTATGCAGAATTTCAACTAGCTACTAACTTAGTTGCTGTCACAAGTATAGAAACAAGTGGTATGCAAATACGACCAGTAATAAAGATAACAAACTATGCAGCTTCGGCTCAAAGTTACACTACTCAAATCTTTACTTTCCGTATTTTTATGTATCAGAACAATAATAGTGCTTAAAGGTATTAACATAACTGCAACTATATGTTATAGTATGCTAAGAGAATAAAATAAAAGGAACCTAAATGGCAGAACCAGTAGTACAATCAGTAGAGCAAATCGTTGCTGACCTTAATCCAGTTTACCAAGGAAGTATGGACGTTATCGCAAAGCGTCGAGCACAAATTCCTACACAGTTCGAGGCTCAACGCCAAGCACTAGGAGCTGAAAAGGTTCAGGGATTCAACACAATTAATAACCAGATGACAGGTCGTGGTATTTCTTTTGGTGGAATCACAGCAGATGAACAAGCCAACTATTTATCAACAAAATATCTTCCAGGTCTTACACAGCTTTCTACACAAGAGAATGACTCGAATCTAGCACTTGATGACGCATTGTCAAAGATAAATCAAGACCGACAACTTCGGGCTATGGATACTCGTCAAGGACAACAAAAATCATTAGAAGCATATCTATCTGAACAACGTCAAATGCAATGGGAAAAAGAGAAGTTCTCAGCACAGCAATCACTTGAACGTGCTAAGATGGCTTCTGATAACGCTCGTCAAGCCGCAGCTACACCTGTTACATATTCATGGGCTAAGAATGGTGCTGGTGGTTATAACACAACTGGTGGAGTTGACCTTGCAACAGCAGTCAGGTCTCAAGGTGGTGGTATTTCGAACCTAGTATCGCTACTTGCAGCTGGTTCAGCAGGCGACCGAAAAGCAGCTACATATTACATGGACAACGTAGGTAAGAACCCAGTAGCCGCTTACAACTACCTAGTTAAAAACACAGGAGCCTTCTACAAGGGTGGAGGATTCTAATGGCTGGATTATGGGAAAGCAAAAGCAAGAACGATAGCGGTTCTAATCTTTGGGGTTCCTCAAGTGGCAAGTCTGTATATGAAGAATATGGAGGCTCACAGGAGGCAGATTCACGCCCAGCATACGAAGACCTTACTGATGAAGAAAAGAAACTCATTCAGGGCTACAATGATGAAGTAAAGAACAAAGATGGATTTAAGTCATCTCGTCAAATATGGGATAACATTTTAAAAGACGAAAATAACCCAGAGTATGAAAAAGTAAAAAAGCTTGACCCTTACATCATTAAAGATGATAAGCAGATAAAATATACTGAGTCATTCGGTGAAGGCGTAGTACGCAACATCAATAACATTGGCAACTTTGCAGATGAATCTAACAAAGCATTCATGGGCGGAGCTGTTGAAAGTGCCGCTAATGCAGTAAACTTTGTTGGTTCAGGTTTTAACCAAGATGAAACAACTAAAAGAACTGCTGATTTTATGGATACAGCCGGTCTTAGAGACAAACAAACTGGTCTTACTTCGCTTGAATCTACAAAGGTAGGTTGGGATGGTGTTAAACAAAAGACACCAGATGAAATACTAGCTGAACAAATTCAAAACGAAACTGGTGCTTATTCTAAAGCAGGTAAGATTGCAGGCGATAGCCAACGCATAGCCGCTGATATCATGACTACATTTATCCCAGGTGCAGGTGCTGAAAAAGTTTTTCGTGGTATTGGTTGGGTATCTAAAGCCTCAAAGGGTAGTGCATTAGCTCGTACAGGTGCTAACGTAGCCGCTAACGTGGTTGGTGGAGCCGCAGCTACAGGAGTGGGTGCAATCAAAGACCCTACACAGCTTACACCAGAGAACATTGGTGCTAATACAGCAATAGACGTAGCTATCGGTTTAACTGGTAGTGGTCTTTCCACACTTACTCGCACAATGAGAACGGCTAAAAACTCTAAACAATTAGCTACGGCACTTGAACAATTAGACTCTGCTGAACTTCCTAAGACATTCGCTGACAAGTTGAATGCTCTTAAGGGTGCTGATATGAGTGGTAAGAACTTCCAAAAAGAGGTTGATAACATCCTTGAAGAAGCACATAATACTAAGAAGTTTGACGTTCTATCTGACGGTGCTACAGCAAGCAACACTAACATCAAGACTCGTATTACTGATATCGACCGACGTATGTCTGAGGTTGATACACCTGAGTATCAAGCGAATAATGGTCTCCTTAATAAAGAAGCCGCTGACGCTAAATACGAAGAAATGATGTCTGATGTGCAGAAAGTCCCTGGTATGCCAGAGGCTTCTAAAGCTATTGCTGACGCTGATGACCAGATTAAATACTACAATGACCTTCGTGTTAAAAATCCACTAGCTCGTAAAGTAGATGACATTAAGACTAAACTAGATGACATTGAAGCTAAACGTGCAAGCGACCTTGAAAACCTAAAGCAGATGGCAGATGACCCTAACAGTGGTTTTGCTCCTGACGCTTTCCCAGACCTGTCTACAGAAGTTAACAAACGATATGATGACCTAGCTAAAGCACAGCAAGGACGTATTGATGAACTCTTACAGAAAGACCCAGAAGGTGCCGTAGAAGTACAAATGCTTGATGAAGCAGAAAAGACTGTACAGACACAAAAGATGGACGCACAGCAAGCTATCGACAACGTAGCTAATAAACAAGCAGAGATTGCTCGTGCGGAAGCTAGTAAGATTGCTCAAACACCTAATGAAGCTAAGATTGCAGAACATAAAACATTCCTAGAACAGAAAAAAGCTAAACTTGAAAGTCGATACGAAGACGCAGGTAAGCGTTACGAGAACGACAACAAATCACTTAAAGATGTTGACGAAGAACTCATGTATATGCAAGATGGTACTCACCCTCTCATTGCAGACGGTGCTTCCAAGTCTAAACAGTTTACTCGCTACCAAGAACTAAACTCAGAACGTGCTAAGTTTGAGGCTACTGAACTAAAGACATCTAACCCAGAAATTCCTAAGACTGAGGGACAAACCGCTCAGGTTCTTGATGATGCCCTAGAACAAGTATCTAATACTACTGTTGGTGCTGGTGCTAAACTAGGACGTATCTGGACACAACCTGCTAACTGGTTACGCTCTGCTGGATTCAGCAAGCTAGCCGACCAACGTAGTGACGCTATCTTAGCCTACAACAAACAAGCCTATGGTATTAAAGAAACCGTTAAGGAATGGGGAACTGTTGCTAAGGGTAATAAAAGTAAAGACCTTTTCCAAGCCGCTAATGGTGACGCTGGTGCATTCAAACGCCTTACCCCTGGTGGACGTAAGGTTGTTGAAGAATGGCAAACTGCCCGTAAAGAACTTGGTAAGCAAATGGGACTCCCAGATGAACTACTTGCACAAGACTACTACATTCCTCACCTATTCGTAGACGCAAGCAAACAGCCTAAGCTACTTGAAATCCAACTACGACTAAAGAAAGCACAAGAAGCACTTGACTCTGGTAAACTTGAAGGTGGAGACCTCAAGCGTAAAGAGACACACATCAATAAGCTGAACGAACAGATTAAAGAGATGGTTGGTAAAGATAACGTAGCTAAGTATGAAGACTTCATTAAAGAAAATGGAGACTACTCTAACCGATTCTTGAAGAAACGTGAAGGTGCTGAGGGCTACAAGGAAGACTTCTGGAAAGCTACTGACTCATACATGAACGCAGCTAATACTAAAGTAAACCTTGAACCTACTATGCAAGCCTTTGCGAATGCTAAAGAGTTGACACCAGAACGAGGTGCTCAAAAGTTCTTCCAAGCTGAGATTGACAAAATGCGTGGTACTAAAGCAGACGTAGACCGTAACTTGGACGATTGGTTTAACAGCTTAACTGAAAACCTTCCTGGTTCTGCTCTCACAACTAACTTGGGTACTAAGAGCCTACGTGGTTTCCGAAGTGCTATGTCGCTATCCCACATTGGTTTCTCTGCTACATCAGCAGTTAACACACTCTCACAGGTGGCATTACTACCAGGGTCTCTAAACTTAGATGGTTCAATCTATGGACTCTTTAAAGGTATGACACTAACTGGTAAACTTGCTAAGAACACACTGACTCGTACTGAGACAACTGAGTTTAAGCACATGGCTCGTATGGGCGTATTTGAAGGGTCTTCACACATCCTTCCTGAACAAACACTGAACAAATACACTAATATGGGAAACAAATTTGCTTATGCTGGTATTACTGGTGCTGACCGATTCCTACGTATGTCTACTTACTATGGTGCTAAACTTAAAGCTGACCGCATGGGTCTAGATGAGATTGCTTCTGAACGATATATTTACGAAAGAGTAAACGAAGTCAACCAGAACTTTAGCAAGCTAGAAACACCTCACGCTTTTAAATCACAAGTCGCAAAGACACTGGGCTCAATGGTTACATTCGTTCCTGGTATGGTTGTACGTAGTGCTGAAATTGGTGCTAAGTCAATTAGGGGTGGTGCAGATATTATTGGTCACGGTCTTAAGGGACAATCAATTACTCGTGCTGAGTTCATGAAAGACATTGATGACATTTCTAAGGGAGTCTTCACACTAGGAGCAATCTATGGTGTAGGACAAGTTATCGGTAACGTAACGGGACAAGATGAAGTTGTACCTAACCCATTCAACGCACAAACATACAGCTCACCAGCACTACAGTTTATCTTCGGTAGCGAGTACAAGACTGGTGTCATGGGTGCGTTCACATCACAATCAGGAGACAAGTATTCTGAATCAGGTGATAACATTACTCGTACAGAACGTCAAGCTGAGTTCTTTACTGAACTTCTACCAAGTTTCTTAATACCAGGTTATTCACAAGGTAAGCGTTCACTCGAAGGTATTAAGGCTAGCGAACAAGGATACTCTGAAACTGACAAGGGTGGTATGAGGTTTCAAACTAACCCAGAAAGTGATTTACAGCGTAACATCTTTGGTCAATACTCTACACCAGAAGGTCGTGAATACATTGACAACATGGGCAAACCAGGAGGCGGTGCATTAAGTGAATCTGATTCACAGGCTGTAAAGGACGCTCCCGCAGGACTTCAAGACCAGTACTATCAATTCTTTAAAGCAACTGATAAGATAACTGGCAGAACTGACGCAAACAAAGAAGTAACTAAGTTATTCAAAGAGGGTCGTCCTGAAGCCGCTAAGAGAGCCGCCAAAGCATACAACGACAAGGTTGACCAGAAACTTATAGACTTCTATAAGAAGTATCCTGACCTCGATACTGAGTTGAAAGACCAGTTAACAAGCAACGTATATATTACATTAACTAAACGAAGTGAAAGCACCAGAAGTAAAACAGATGAATAATATTACAAAAAATATTCAACGTGCACGACCAAAGTTAAAACTTGTTTCGCCACTAGCATATTCAACTGTGTTAATAATGGCTATATTCAATGTAGTATTAGGATTAAGTTTCTTGTTTACTATAGATGATAGTAGATTGGCAGCGTCTTTATTAATTGTAAATGATATATTTACGTTTAAATTTTGGGGCATAGTCTTTATTCTTATAGGATTATTAAAATTATTTGCTCTTTGGTCTAATAATTGGAATCTTGCAAGAAAAACTTTATTTATAGGCGTATCAGTTAAAGCCGCATGGATGGTTGCCCTTATTATAAGAGTATTTACTCACTCTGGAACAATATTCTTAACTTTGTTATGGATTACAGTTGCATTGTTGCAGATGGCGTCTTATATTTGGTTTTTTCCACCAGCTAATGCAGAGCCTAAAGATATTAAATTGGATAAAAAGTAATGAACGAATCACTATATGTACCGTTAATTTCTGCTATTAGTGGCATAGCTATTGCTTACATTGTTAATGTTGCCTCTAAAAAGGTACAAAAGATTAGAGCAGAAAAAGAACCAAAAGATAGAATGGAACAAATGTTTGATGGGTATGAAAGACTTATTAAACAGAAAGATATAGAAGATGGAAGGAAGGCGAAACTGATGTTAGAATTAGAAGATGAACTATCTGATACTCGTGCTATGGTACGTAAACTAGAAAACTCTTTAGCTATTACACATCAAGAACTTGGACTTTCTCGCAAGGAAAATAAAGAGTTGAGAGATATGTTAGTTACTATGCGTAAAGAATATGAACTATTTAAAGACCAAGCTATTGACGGAATAATAGGAAATGGTTATAATAAAACTAATAAGGAATAATATGGCAAATAACGTAGACTATAGTAAAAACTCACCCAATTATACTGGAAACGCTTCTGTACGAGGAGCTTTCGGATACCCTCGCTCCATTGATACCATTACGATTCACTGGTGGGGAGACCCTAACACTAACCCTAGCTATGAGGGTGTTATTGCATGGCTTTGTAATCCCCGTTCACAAGCCTCTGCCCACGATATCATCACAGGTACAGGTAGTCGTGTAGCAGTCATTGTTGACTATTTAGACGCAGCTTGGCACGCAGGTAACGCCAAGGGTAATGCAACATCTCTAGGATTTGAATGTGACCCTCGTTGTCGTGATGAAGACTATGAAGCAGTAGCCCAAGACGTAGCAGAAACATGGCGTTATTACGGACGAGAGATTCCCCTTGTTCCTCACAACTCATGGAAAGCTACACAATGTCCTGGTAACTATTACCTTAATCGTATCGCAATTCGTGCTCGACAAATCAATGCCCCAGCACCAGTAACACCTACGCCTCCTGCTATTAAGGAAGTCGCTCGTGATGTATATAACCCTGTTAAAAAGTTTGTATTCACCCAAGACTGTATTCTAGAAGGTATTCCTAATGGTGGAGACGCTGGTAATGGTAAAGTATTCAAGGCTAATGAACAAGTAGACATCAAACAAAAACTCACTATGAGTGATGGCTCTGTATGGTATCGCACTCAATACAGCTCTGACAAAGAACTAGCACAAGGTTTCCGTTCAGCTAACGCAACTCCATTTGTTGAAGTTCCAGCAGTTGCAGAGTGGATTCGTAACCTTAAAGACATCACAGACGTTAAACTTTCTGTACTTCCAGCTGGCGGTGCTAAGGTAATCAACCTTATAACACTAGAGCCACTCAAAGACGTTCTGATTGCTAAGGGTACACAAGTAGACATAGCTAAAGAAACTATTGTAGGTGGTGTTAAGTTCCTAATTTCAAGTTACTCAGCTAATGGTAATATCGCTAATGGTATACTCGCAAGCGAACTTGGTACTCCTTTAGAGGTTCCAGTAGAGGAAAAGCCAGAATGGTTGAAGAACCTACAAGACATTGAAGACAAGGACTTCTGGACACGTTCAGAGACACCTGTACTAGACATTGTAAATGGTAATGTTCTCCGTCGTTTACCTATCAATACAAAGGTTCGTGTAACCCACGCTACTCAGATAATCGGTAAAGACCTACTTGTTCTCGAAGGCAGTAAGGAAGTTATTGAAACAGTATACCTAAGTGATACTGAAATAAAGAACCCTGATACTGACCTAGAACAACGTGTAAGTGTACTTGAAAAACTAGTTGCTTATGTGATACAATTCTTAAGTAACCTATTTAAAAACTTTAAGTCATAAGGAGAATAGCATGAATAAAACCACACTCGTAGCATTTTTGAAAGAGCTAGCTCGTCTAGTTATCTTCTCACTACCTGGTGCGTTGATTCTACTGTTTACCCAGAGTCCTGAACTCGCTGGTGCATATGGAGTTCCAATCCTATACATCCTCCGTTCTATCGACAAGGGTATCCACGAAGATGAAACCACAACTGCTAAGGGACTTGTCCCATTCTAAAAAACTAAATAGGAGGCAATATGACACTAGGAGTAATCCTTTTAGCCGCTCTCATCGCACTCATAGCAGGTTTAGTTGTGGCTCTAGTCGGAATGATTTTCGACAAGACACCTAACAACAAATATGCTTGGATTGCTGGTGGCTTAGTAGCACTAGTCGTCTTCGTAGCCCGTCTTGGACTATTGTAGATAAAATCAAGAAAAGAAAAAGCCCTTAGAGAAATCTAGGGGCTATTCTTGTTTTTGGCTAGGGGTATAGAATCCTAGCCTAAGACGAACGGTGTGTTGTGTAAGAACAATGTGCTTAGTACTTGCGTACTATATTAGGTATTATAGCACACTTGATACTATTTGTCAAGCTTCAATTTGAAAGCAGGCACATCGTACTTACTTGGGTCAAGTGTTTTATGCGTATCATTTACACGGTTATACCAGACTGTCTTAATGAAAGCCTTGGTAGCACCTTTAGTAGATGGCATAACAGCTATAACTATGTTACAACCGTGTACCTCGAACTTACTCCTGAGTAGCATTTTGATTGGCTTAGATTTCTCTAAGTCATATTCTATCTCAATGGGTATATAGTCGTCTGTATGAAGTGTTTTCATCTTAGAAATATAACCATACCTATCTACCTCTGCTTGGCGATGGGCATGTTTACTCCAACTAAGTTCTACTTTTGTAGATGGATATTTAAAGGTTATTGGAAAACCTAATTCTCTGTGATATAGCTTTAGCATGAATCTCCTTCCGTGCAAAGTTAAAAGAACCCCCTACAATTAAGTAGAGGGTCTTTATTTAGAATAGGGGGTATAAGGGGGTTTAAGGTACTATCACCACAACCGAAGTTATGATGATATTCCCAGCCACAAACTTTGAAAGGATGAAAGAAAGCTTATGACTAGGAATATGGCACAGAATAACAGAATCGAACTGCTGTTAAGAGGTTTGGAATCTCTTGTCTTACCATTAGACCAATTCTGTACATGAAGGAAGGTTTTTTGGACAGAAACCAGCCGAAAACTGCTCAAGTGAATGATTAGGTGTACACCTCTCAAGTCTCGCTTCTTGAGTCGTTGATTCTACTTACAAACTCCAAGTACTAGTCGGTATGTAAGCAACGTGCTGTCGCAACCAGCCGAAGTGTGAACATATGTTGATGGCTCATACCTTTAGGGTACTCGCCACCTTGCCCTACTGCTTAAGGTGAGTAGGCAACCTATGCGTTAATAGATGTATATAAAAGATGTAGTAGGTACTGTTCTGTAATTAGGAGTGGTATTGGCTCGATAGCCCCATCCCATTTCAGATATATTTACTGTAGACCCATTCACGGACTCCACGTAAGCTACGTGTCCATAAGGACCGCTAGGAGAGTAAGCTATAGCACCTGCTACAGGATTACTTCCTACGTTATAGCCAGCATTTATGGCTGCTTGGTACCAACCTACTGCATTACCCCAATATCCGCCGATATCAGGTCGTTTCTCTTTTACCCACCACGTACACCAACCATAGGCATAGCTGTTAGCACCACCAGAAGCTCTGTATGAGCTTGTTTGTGTGGATGTGGCTACTGACCCATTTTGTGTACTAGGAACGCTCACAGGAGCTATTAAGCCCCTCTCAGCTAATGTCTCGTCCGTGCTAGGGACTGTGATAGTATCACCGACATTTAATTGGTCTTGGTTTTGCAACTGTTCATTCTTTTGCCAGATACGAACCCAATTAATTTGGAACTTCTCTGCTATGACAGTAAGATTGTCGCCTTCTTGCACTACATAGGTAACTACCTTTGGAGTTTCGGGTACTACAGTTTCCTGTTTGACCTCGACTTTTTCTTCCTTCTTAGGTGCTTCGGCTTCTTTTTTAGCCACTATACTCGTCTGTGTAGACTGATATAATGGTTGTGACACTGGTGTCCATGAGTTGCCCCAGAGGAACGGTGCTACTGCTGTCACAGTTATTGTTGTGAGTAAGTCACTCATAATTTGCCAAGGTATGGATTACCTCAACTTAAAATTCTCCCTTTAATTTAGAACTCTACAGTAATCGTAACGATTTCATTACCGCTCTATCTATGAGAACCATCTGTATTTCAGGATGGTAAATCCTCATGCGGTTTAATTTCGTCTTTGATTTGCTATCGAGATAACCCTTGACTTCATGATATTCAACCTCTCCATTAAGGTGTTTAACCTTGAAATCAGGGGTGTAAGAGCGAACACCACGCCTGATTCTTTCAAACCAGAACGTGTCAGGTTCGTACTCCCACTGAACTATTTTACCATTTACTAGCTCTGAGTCAAGGTATTGTGCGTAGCTAAGTTCCCATGAGGACTTTAAGTAATACTTTTTGTCCCCACTCGTGTACCAACCTTTTTTAGTAGTTGGACCGTTATATTGCCTCTGCATGTTGCTCAAAATCTAGCTCGTCAAACTCGTTGACGGTCTCTGGTACTAGTTGTTTAATCTTTGACATAATGTTCTCCTTATCTTTTTAGTGGTGTCTCATAATACACGCTTGAAAATAACCCAGGTTCTCTACCCACTACCTCGAAGGAATACACTGTAGTACTCCTCTCCTCATAATGGATATGAGGCAGGTTTCACGGATTACTCTCTACAAGTCTAGCGTTCTACGAAAAGCGTACTCGGTTAACGACACTTTTGGCTTTTGTTTTTTGCTTCCCTTTTTACGGTTGCATAATACGTGAGTCGGTTGGAGGTTTTCTTTATCGACAAGGTTCCTCCCCAACCGTCCTACTACGTGGTCAACTTCCATATCAGAGAAGTGAACTGGTAGAGCACATATTCCACAGATATAATAACCTTGGTGGTCGGGTGGATTCTCTCGAACCCATTCCCGACGCACTTTTAGCCATTCGTTAGTACGTTTACCCATAGAACTAATGATACAATACCTGCTAGGACAAGTAAACTACTAAAGATTAGTGTTACACGTTGCCAAAGCTGAATGTACTGGTATCTGACTATTTCTCTTTTGGGAGTGTTGCTTCAACTAACTTGACGATAGCGTCACGGTTAGCTTTGTCTGCAAACAGTACGTCTGCAAGGACACGGCGACCTACATCGGTCAAGTTACCTGAGTCGCTAAGAACTCCTGATTCACGAAGGATTCGTTCGTCTTTAGCTAGTGTTGCGTAACGGATTTTTTCTCGGATAGTTGTCATATTGTTTAATTCCTTTTCTGATTGACTAGTCGTCATCATGGTTTAGTGTTTTGAACTGCTTTGATACACGGCAGAAATTCGTGTCTACTACTTGAGCGATACGGTTAGACTTTTGGAAAGCCTCGTATGCTACCTTATCGACTGTTGCGACAAGGCTAAGTAGGTCTTCGTACTGTTGTGCCATTAAGACATCAACTTCTTCACTTGTGTAACAATTGTTACAGCTTTTTGTTTCTGGAACTGTTACTCGTGATGGAACATCAGGTGTCGAAACTGCCTGTGTAACTTTAGCCTGTGTCGGGTTATACCGTTTCAGACCTTTCACTGAGAACTTGCTCTTTCCACTGAAGCCTTCGTCACCTGAGTCATTTTCTACACGGTAAGGGAACTTTGAACCCTTAATGTATTCTGTAACTTCAAATGTACCAGCTTCAGGAAACTTCCGTAGGGTAACTTGCGTTCCCACTGGGTATAGAATCTTTGACATTCTTATTCTCCTTTAGTTGTTGTTGTCGTCTCAAGCCACCCAACCTTTGTATTTCTCGTGCTTTCTCCTGGGTCATCTTTTTCAGACCTTTGGGGACTTTAATTCGTCCTCCTTTAGCAGATACATACTTTTGTTGTGCTTCTGAGTTTGAGGCAAAGCCTTTGGTAGCGTTACCCATTAAAGGATGTTGATTCCTTTAACTCCATCTGTTGATGAATGACTCGACTCTTTACTGCGTCAATCAAGTCAGAGATGTTGTACGAAAGCCCTACGAGCTTATTCTCTGCTTGTTTAGCGGTAATGAGCACATCGTACTCAGCCGACGCTTCTAATACTCGGAGCTGTTCAGCGTCTCCTTGCGTTTTACCGTCATCCCTCAGTTTGAGGTATCCTTTGGCTTTTGCCTCTGTGAATGCCTTTTCAGCTCGCAGAGCCTCGGTCTTAGCGTTGGCAACGTAATTACCAAGCCCTGCTTTGTAAGCCGCTAGGCGTACACCAATTCTTGTAAGGGTATCACCAGAAAACTCGTCTATAGCGTGTTCGTTTAGTTTTTGAATTTCAGCTTCAAGGGCTTCTATGATTGCGTTCTGGTTCATCTACTCCTACTTTCTTAGAATGGTATTTCACTGAGGTCGATTGGTGCACCATCCTCAATGTCTTCTAGTATAGTGTCTTTCTTAGGTGCTACATCTGCATCGACTGCAATAGCAATAGCCTCTAAGAGTTCTAAGACACGCCCACTGTCAGCAGATGATTCAGGTTTGGAAGCTGTTTCATTGCCTGCATATTCGGGGTTTACTTTCTTGAACTTGAGGAAAGGACCATGTGGACCATTTTGCTCAAAGGTATGACCGTGTAGGGTCTGACCTACATAAGGAGCGTCTGTCTCTGGCTTCTGACTTAGTTGTACAAAGCCTTCTACACCTTCAAGCTTGAGGGCATATGGTTGCATTGTACCGTACTGTGTATCATAGGCAGCCCGAGGGTCTACAGAGATAATCTTATAGTCTTTATCTTGCACTATTGTTCTCCTTCCTATTTTATTTCTGAACTAATGTCAATGACATCGTTCATGTAAAGCTTCCACTCATTGTCTTCCCAGTTAAAGATGTCTAGTCCCTCTACTGTCCAGCCGTGAAGTTGCAAGATGTAAGCGTAAAAGCTTAACTGCAACCAATAAGAGCCTAATGTAGTGTTTGGAACTTGTCCCTTAAACGGAGCTTTGATGGTTTCTGGCTTGTTAATGGTGTGGTTAGTTTTATAATCCTGAACTCGACAGATTTTCTTCTTCTCGTCCACGATTAGTAATCTATCAATGAAGCCACACAAACCGTGTGTCTCATCGGCTACGAACACCTCGTAACCAGCTTTTTCATCCTCTCGTCCCTTGTAGAAAGCTTCCACAATAGGTTGGAGAATCCCGTTTTTAGTGAGAGCGGACTCATTAGTACCCTTAGTGTGCAAGGACAGCTGTAGGTACTTGCCATAAAGCTCTAGAGCATTATGGACTGCTGTCCCCAAGGTTGCGGAAACGTCGCCATTAAGAGACCACATATCTTGGATATCTTTTTGGGGAACGTCATGCTTCTTTGCGAATGATTTACTGATAGCGTCGCTATCGAACTTACTCTTGTAACGTCCTGCAAATACACTACCACTTAGATAGTCTTTGCCATCAGGAGTAATATACTTATGGGCTACCTTATCAAATAGGACTTCAACGCCTGTTAGCTTAGAGAACAACTTTTCATAACTAATTTTCTCAGTCGGCACATTGTTTCCTACAGGTTGGGCAACCTTAAGTTCTTTTCCTGGTTCACAGACACGATTCCAAATCTCCGTCATACGAGAAAGAGCTAACTCTTGGGCTTCTTCATAACTTTTTCCCTGAGCCTCAATCTCTGGTTGGAGGTTTGCATATTGTGCTGTTGGAATTACACCAGTAAGTTTTACTGTTATTAATTCACTCATATTTTTCCTTTCTTAAGGATAATATTGCCAAATTGTTAATGAACCACCGTCATCTCTGACTATGTTACCATTGTAGCACACGATTAACTTTTTGTCAATAGTTCCTGTGTCTTTTCTCGGAACTTTTTGTCTATTCTTTGTGCCTCTGCACTTACTTGGAACGTCCGACGATTAATGCCAAGCAAATACAGAGTGTGTAGCGAGCGAACTCGACTTAATGCAACATAACCCATACCTCCTACGAATGCATTACTTAAATCTATTTCTGCACTGTCAAGGGTCATACCCTGAGACTTGTGAACTGTGATAGCGTATGCTAGACGGAGAGGAATCTGCGATAGACTCGCCCCTCCACTAGTATGTTCCCATTCTTCTGGACCGATACCATGAACTCCTCCGCTTTGGAACTGGACAACAGGTAAACCACCAACACCAAAACGTATTACCGTTCCAATGCTTCCATTTACCCATCGTCTCATAGAGTCATTTTTAACAGTCATCACGAGTGCTCCTACCTTCAACTTTAGGATTTCAGGGGCAAGGACGTTCTCCTGAAGCCGGTTAAGCTCCATTCGGTTCCTTGCTTTGCTAGTCCTAAGAAAGTAGTGAGTATCTCCCTTTAACTTTGATAATTGTGCTTCATTTTCTTGTTCTACGTCCCTGTTAAGAGTGTATAACTTAGTGATTGGACCTTTCGGTTTCTTCCCTAAACGAGCCTGTAGCCATCTGAGGTGCTTCATCTTTAATGTGCCAGCCCTCATTGAGTTGAGAATGTCTGTTAATTCAGCGTCCTCAGCTCGGTGTTGTTCTTCTAGGTAACAAATAGCTAGGTCTAGTTCTACAAATGCTTTAGAAGCAGTAACGAACTTGCCTTCGCCATTTCTTGAAACAGGTGGAAGTTGGAAGAAATCACCACATAAGACGACTTGTAGACCGCCAAATGGCTTGTCATTCCCTCTAATTAACTTCATAGCTTGATTAATCATGTCTAAATTGTAACCGTGTAACATAGATATCTCATCTATAATTAATATATTAGTCTTATTAATATTATTAACACGCTGTTTAGACATAGTATAGATATAATCTTTACTTAATTCAGTAGTAATACCTATACCCGACCAACTATGGATAGTTTGACCCCCTAAGTGAGCCGCAGCTAGTCCTGTAGTAGCCGTAATAGCTACCTTGCTACCTCTTTTTGTAGCTTCTTCAATGAACTTAGCCAACAAATAACTTTTACCTGCTCCTGCTGGACCTGTAAGGAGGGAATTTCTACCTGATAGCATAAACTTTAATGCTTGTTCTTGTGTCATACCACTCCTTTACTGTTTATTCTGGTTTTGTAATCCAATCTATACGTTCATCAGCCTCAATATGCCATAGGTCTTTGAAACCTTCACCATCTGGTGTATTAGCCATACCGATATAAGGTAGATTAGTAAAGTTTGCTAATGCTTGGAAGAACCGTTCGTCTGTGCCTTTCTCAAGGTACTCGATAAACGCTTTCTTAATTTTTTCATCTCTCATCGTAGTAATCGCTTTCATCACAACATGCGTCAGGGTCTACATAGGTTCCCCCACACACTACACATTTCCTTTTCATATCGTTGCCTTTCTTTTTCTTCGTTGAGTTTGCCATTTTGCTGATAGCCAAGGCGGTTTCCCTGAGGTTTTAACCTCTGGTACTAATGCTCTAGCCTGTTTGAGTGCTTCTGGTATATAGCCAGGAATAACCATCTTATCTTGGGGTA